GTATTGGTGCTGGTGCAGTAGTTGGATCTATTAATACAAATACTCGTGTTGTAACACTAACTGTAAACAATAGTGGTGTTGTTAATGGTAATGTTATCTTCGGTGAAGAAACATCCGTCAACTGGGTTAACGTTGATATTCAAAGAACAAAAGTAATCAATTCAGCACTTGCTGGACAAGGAGGAACCCCTGGAACACGACTCTATCTGTATGGATATACTGTTGAAGCGTCGCCTCCTACAACTAGAGTGCAGGGTTTCACCGTTGGTGCACGTCAAGATGGCACGGGTGGTAGTGCTGTTCCAGACAAACTGCACTGCTTATTAGTAGCAAATGGTGCTACTGAAGCAACAACACAAACAGCAAAGATTTCTCCATATGGTCCTTCTGTATCTGGTAAAGCAGCGGGAACAACTGGATCACCTATTCAATATGATAGCAGCACATATACAATTGGTGGTGTTGCTGGATCTGTTGGTGGTTGGTATCTCACAGTAGATTCAACTGACAATGAAATCTATACAACGTTGTCAACCAACACACAGTATAATACTGTAAACTTTACTCCTACCACATTCCTCAAGAGGATTCCTGACCCTCGTGACTTACAAGATAGAACCTATCGTGTTCGCTATGTAATTGACAAGGATAAGTCTAATCCCCTGCCGCGAGATCCTATTTCGGGTTTTGTTATGCAACCCCTTAATAGCGACACTACATCATATAACTTGTCTAGAGCCTTCTATATCTACGATATTGAAGTCGTCCAAGAATTTGAGAGAGGCGTTAACGATGGAATCTACTATCTTACCTTGCTTTGTGCATCTATTTCACCTTCAACTTCTAATTTCGACGACAGAAAGTTCTCTCAAAACGTCAACGAAGTCTATCCTACGTTTGACAGAGACAACCCTGTTGCTGACCCTCTTGCTGCGGTATCCGTCGCTGACAATGAAACTATCGGTCTCGTAAGTGCAACTGATGGTGCATCACCGACTCCAGCAAAAGATCCTAAGAGATCTATTACTAAGGAAGCAACTGTATTCCTTCTGACTGATACAGGTTGGACACAACCTGGCACAACACCAAACTATGACTCGGTAAATAATAGACTATCGAGTGTTGAACTTACTGCCCGCGCTGGAGATGAAGAAACTAGAAAGATTGCTGTTCGAGAGACAAACGATGGTGATGTTTCTCCGATCAATGTTGAGTTTAGACGCCACTCTATTCTTAGGTCTGGTAATCACACATTTGAATACCTCGGTTTCGGTCCTGGTAACTACTCAACAGCGTTCCCTCAGACTCAGGTAGAAACTCTGAGTGCAGATCAGATTAAGTTCTCTCAATCTATCAAAGAAGAAGGCGGTGTTTCTTTCTACTCTGGTTTGAACTCTAATGGTGACCTGTTCATTGGTAACCAGGTTATTAACCCTGTTACTGGTCAGATTACAAACGAGGATATTGCACAATTGAATGTTGTTGGTGAAGAGAATACTACTATTGAAACATTCTCTGAGGTTGTTCTTACTGATAAACTCACAGTTATTGGTGGTGCATCTAACCAGTTGGAATCTATTTTCGCTGGTCCTGTTACTTTCCAAGGACTTACAACCTTTACCAATAATTTGCAAGCGAAGAAGTTTACTTACTTCAACCAGGACGGCACAGTTCTAAAGCAAACCTTATTGGCACCCGAAGATGCAAGCGGAAACCCCAGTTTTGCTAATATCACAGGATACGATACCCCTGGCGATGGTGACCTTGTTTATAATATCAACTGGACACCTGGTAAGTCGCTTGGTTGGATATACTACGGTGGAACTTGGCACGAATTTGGTCTCACGGATACTGGGGACATTGATATTGCTACTTTCACTGGCGAGCAACATATTGGTATTGGTGCTGCTGCTCAATCTGGCTATAGAGTTAATGTAGATGGTTCAGTAAGGGTAGATGGTGACCTGGTTGTTACTGGTCGTGGTGCTGTTTCTGCTGATAAGTATATTACTAAGACATATACTGGTGATGGATCAACCTTAACATTTGCTGTTACTACTTACTCTGGTGGTATTCAACACACAGATGATTCACTCCTCGTGTTCTTGAATGGTGTCGCACAAATTGCAGGCACAAACTACACTGTAGACTCTTTAGGTGCTAACGTAGTATTCTCCTCTGGAGATGCACCTTTAGCATCAGATACAGTCCATATTGTTGAGATGCCCATCTAAATAGTAACGGAGGATTGTATTAAACAATGGCAATTACAAAGATTAGCGGCAATCAGATTGCCGACTCAACCGCAGCAATTATTACCACTCTAAGTTTCTTAAATCAAACTAGTGTTTTCAGATTGCCTACTGGCACTCAAGCAAACCGTCCTACTGGTGTTTCAGTTGGAACTTTGAGATTTAACACAGATATTGATGCTGCTGAAATTTATAAAGCAGATGATGGAACTGGATCCGCAGGATGGGCATCTGTTGCTGGTGGTGGTCCTTCTCTTGGTGATGATAGTATCATTAGAACCAATAACGATACTATTAGTGAAAATATTACTGTTGGACCAACTGCTAACGGTGATGATAAATTCACTAATGGTATGAGTGCTGGTCCCATTGAAATCGCGAATGGGTATACAGTTACTGTTGAATCTGGTGCTAGTTGGAGTATTGTATAATGAAGTTAAATGTATCTTTTATCAAAGGTTTGTCACCTAATTTTAGGACTTCCATCGAAGATACTTTAGAACTTAAAGGGTATCTTACTGTTACTGGACAATCTTATATCCATCTTCCCTATGGTATTGCAGCAAACAGACCTGCTGGTGGTCCTGTAGGATCACTTAGAGTTAACACAACAAATGGTAACTTAGAATATTTTAATGGCACTGATTGGGGTTCGGTATGAGCAGAATTAAAATTGCAGAACTTGGTGGTATTGCATCAAATCTGGGACAAGTTACTGTTCCTGCAGGAAATGATTTGCGTATAGGACAAGCAGGAACTATTGATCATGTAGGAAATGGTGCAATGCAACTTCCTACAGGAAATACATCATCACGTCCATCTAGTCCTGTAGCAGGATATTTGAGATTTAACACTGATAGTAATCTGTGTGAATATTATACTGGGTCAACCTGGAGCACGTTCTGATGAGTAATATCGTAGTAAACGAAATACACGGACAAGATTACTACAACTACATCATCAAAGGTGATGCAGGGATGAATCTACTTGTCGCAGGAACTCAGAGTGTTCATCCTAGTGGTCAGGCAGGTTTTGCTTTACCTAAAGGGACAACTGCACAACGTCCTAGTTCACCTAGTGCTGGGATGATTAGATATAATACCGATAATCTAGCAGTAGAATATTATACAGGATCACAATGGAGATCTAGTGGTGGTGGAACAGGTGGAACAGCATCTAATCCATTTTCAAGTCTGTCACAAGCAGATTCTGCTGGTGTCTCTGATGGATTATATTATTTCACTAATGGATCTGAAACAAAACAAGTTTACGTTGGTAACTTCTCAGGAACACGTTTCTTGATGATTACTTCTAACAATGCAAGTAGTGGAACAATTCCTAGCGGTAATAATAGAAGAAGCACAAGTTATTATGTAAACCGTTCTGGTGCTGGTGGTTCTACTTTAGGAACTCCAAGTCCTGATGGTGATTATATTATTGGTAGTTGGATTAACAGTTTTAATTTCTCTCAAATCAAAGTATATGGTTTCGGTAGAGGAACAACTAATGGATCTACGTCTTGGACTGGTAACAGAGGAACAACTATTGAAGCAACTTGGAATACTAATTCACTCACGAGTGTAACACCTAGAAATCAGGTTGCTGTCATTGGAGAACTTAGTGGTAGTGCTGCATATTTCTGTGGTGATGGTATTCGTAGAGATAATGAAAATGGTGGATTCAATGCTAACTCTAACCAAACAACTGTTGGTGGTGTTGGTGTAAGATTATCTAGTGGTGATCCATCAACAGGATGTTACTTAGGTCATGGTTCTAACGAGGGTAACTATGAAGGATGGTATAATAATAGCGGTAACGCAAACTCTCAAGGTTATACCACCTGGGTAAGATAAATAAAAATAAATTCCTCCAAGTGTTATGGCAGCGGGTAAACTAACTGTTACAAATATTGCGGGAACTCCTGCAATCAATCTTCCTGTTCATGATGTAGATAATTTACCTAAGGGAACAGTGGGTGATTTGATTTATGTCAAGACAGGACTAAATCAGGGAACATTATATTGTTTCCGAACTAATCCTGACACTTCTGTAAATGAGTGGGTTGCACTCAGTTAAGTTGTGCAGTAAACTATTGTATAAAACTTCCTAGACTATAACTGTATAAATACAGTATAACCAGTCCTAGGGATTCATTGGATCAAATAAGAAACTATGTCAACACTAAATGCTGGAACTTTAAATATCACTGGAGCGTTCAATCTACCTTCAGTAACTGAATCTGAAAGAGATGCAATTTCTTCTCCTGCTACAGGAAGAATGGTTTACAACTCTACAGCAGGTGCTGTAGAAGTTTGGAACGGTGAAGAATGGGCAGCAGCAGTTGGTGCCTCAGAAACATTTGTTACTGCAACGGGCGGAACTATATCATTATCTGGTGATTATAAGATTCACACCTTTAATAACTCTACAAACTTTGTTGTTAATGAAATCGCATCGGATGCTAATAACAACAGAGCAGATTATCTAATCGTTGCTGGTGGTGGCGGTGGTGGCGGATTTGCCTCTGGTGACTTCAACAACTTCGGTTCTGGCGGTGGCGGTGGTGCTGGTGGTATGTTGACCGCTGGCGGATATAATTACACTCTAGGTGCACAATCCTATCCCGTTGGTGTTGGTGGTGGTGGCACAGGTGGATTAGGCAACTCTGCTGGACAACCTGGCGGTAACAGCAACTTTGGATCTATTACTGCTACTGGTGGTGGCGGTGGTGGTCAACAAGACAAACCTGGACAACCTGGTGGATCTGGTGGCGGAAACGGCACTGATGGCGACGGTGAGAACCAACCCCCTGGTCAGGGTATTTCTGGACAGGGTAACCAAGGTGGTCGTGGTGCACCGTCACAAAATGGCACCTCTGGTGGCGGTGGCGGTAAGTCACAAAATGGTGAGAATGGTTACAACAGACCTAATTCACGTCCCGCTAACGGTGGCAATGGTCAATCGTATAGCATCTCAGGATCCTCTGTAACCTATGCTGGCGGTGGCGGCGGTGCTAACTACCCTGGTGGTCCTCATAACCCCAACGGTGGATCTGGTGGAGGTGGCGCTGGTGCCCTTTCCCCTACAGCATCGGGCAACCCAGGAACTGATGGTCTTGGTGGTGGCGGCGGTGGTGCTGCTGACCAAGATCCTCGCAACTATCCCGAGCCTAGAGGCGGAAACGGTGGTAGAGGCGTTGTTATTATTAAATATAAGTATCAGTAATTGTAACTAAAATGGCACATTTCGCACAAATTGATAGATACGGGACTGTCGTCAACGTCCTCTCTGTTGCTGATGAGGACATCACTAATACCAGTGGTGAAGAAGATGATGTTCTCGGAAATGAACTTCTGCATAGTGTATTTCCTGGTAATCCAGACTATGATTACAAAAGAACGTCTTACAATACTATAAAAGGCGAGCATCGCACTCATGAGAGTGACGGTTCTATTTCTTACAATGTAAAACCTGCTTTCAGAAAAAATTATGCTGCCATTGGTGGTAAGTATGATTATGTCAGAGATGCATTTGTTGGACCTAGACCTTCTGGTAGTCATTGTAGTTTAGATACTGAAACTATGACTTGGGAAGCATTTGACCAAGGTGCCCAGTCAACTGATAATAATGGCGTTTCTCTTGGATATACTGATCGAACCGATTATTCAGTCAATGCAACACGCAACCCTCAAGGTTGGGTCTGGGATAATAGTAATAAGACATATGTTCAGACTGAAGCAACGGTTGAAATTCCTGCCAATTATGTGTATAATAGTGCTCTGAAGATTTGGGAACGAGCATAAAATAGTATGCTTTTGTCATGATTTATGAAAGAATTTTCGTTACCGTCAACCGACTTTATTGCTGGTTGGTATATTGATAACACTGTATGTGATGGTTTAATATCTTTTTTTGAAGACTCTCCAGATCAGAGACCTGGAGAGATCGGCATGGGCGTTCATGAGTCCATGAAAAAATCTACAGACGTTGCGGTTGTTCCTAGGAATTCAGATGAAAGGATTCAGAACTATCTTGACGAGTTGGGTAAAGTGTGCGATAATTACATCGCGAAGTTTCCTTATTGCTCTAAGGATCATTCGTGCTGGGGACTTAACACCAACTTTAATATACAAAGGTATTACCCTGACGAAGGATTTTATTATTGGCACATGGAGAAATCGTCACCCAAGTTTCCTTCATCTGCTAGACATTTAGTATTCATGACATACTTAAATGACGTGACAGATGCTGGAGAAACTGAGTGGTATCATCAAAGGTTAAAGATACAACCATCCAAAGGATTGACAGTTATTTGGCCACCAGATTGGACACATGTTCATCGGGGTATACCTTCACCAACACAAACTAAATATATCGCAACTGGATGGTATACATACAAAGTTGACAACATTGATTATACGGAATTAAATGGCGGATGAACTTAAAGTATAATTATTGGTATTTTCAGGGTGTCATCAGACCCGAAATATGTGATCGTATTATTGCCATTGGTAATGAAAAACGACCTCAGATGGGACAGATTGATCGTGTCCATAAAAAGAAAGAGGAAGAACTTACTGATGAAGAGATTAAAGACTTGAAAGAAACGAGAGATTCTCACGTTGCTTTCTTAGATATTCCATGGATATTTAATATTCTTAAACCATGGATTCATCAAGCAAATGAAAGTGCTGGATGGAATTTTCAATGGGATCACACAGAATCACTACAATTTACAAAGTATGATGTTGGTCAATACTACGAATGGCACCCAGATCAACATCACTATTCTTATCCAGAGGATGATACTAATGAGGATATGCGTGGTAAGTTTAGAAAACTATCCAGCACATTGTTATTGAATGATCCTAGTGAATTTGAAGGTGGTGATTTAGAATTTCATTTCAATATGAAAGAAACTGAGAAAGCAACCATGTTGAATAGAAAAGGATCTATTGTCGTATTCCCATCTTTCGTGTATCATAGGGTCCTGCCTGTAACTAAAGGAACAAGATATTCTCTTGTTAGTTGGAATCTAGGAGCACCCTTCGTATGATTTACGTTTCTCAATTAGATATCCCTGCTGTTTTGTCACGGGAAATCATTCGGTTCTTCAATGATAATTTATTGAAGACATATGTTTGGGATGAAACTAGAGTTCTAAGCATGGATAAAGGTGGGATTGGCAAGAACAACTTAGACAGCACTTACTATAAAATTCTGAACTTGAGTAAGGAAGTCAAGAAACTTGTCAATCATGATGATCGATTCAAAGTTCTACAGAATGTAGAAATTGTAAAGTATCCTTGTGGTGCTCACAAAAACTATCACTATGATAGTGCGAGACCAACTACAACAGGTGCATCAATTACATATTTGAATGATGACTATGTTGGTGGACATACAGTTGTTGAAGGTGTAGATGTTCAACCGATTACTGGTAGAACAGTATATTTTGACGGTCTAGAATTCAGACATGCTGTAACTAATGTAATCAAACGGGATAGATACACTATATCAATGTGGTATGGATCTGACCCATCAATGCCATTAAACGATGACTTTTTAGAGTTTTAATTATGGAAATCAAAGACAATTTTTTAGCACCTCAACTGTTTGAAATCATTTCACGTCAAATGATGACAAGTCAAAACTTCCCTTGGTATATGCTTGACGGTGTATCTGGTCAAGGTGAAGATAGCTACAATCTGATGTTCACACATAATTTTTATTGTGATAATCAGACGATGAGTAGTTACTTCAATGATATTATTCTGCCCATTTTATTTTGTTTTCGTGAACCTGTTAGAGCATTAGTTCGTGCTAAAGGAAACTTGTATCCGAAGACAGATACTTTACATGAACACAATGATCATGTAGATTATGATTTTCCACATAAAGCAGCGATTCTTTATCTGAATACAAACAATGGTTTCACTGTAATTGATGGTGAACGAGTTGAATCTGTCGCTAACCGTATTGTATACTTTGACCCTCAGACTCCACATCACAGCACAACATGCACTGACCAATTAGTCAGAGCAAATATCAACTTTAATTATTTCTGATGCAGTTAATCAGTCCTAGAGAACTATATCGATTTGAATCATATATTGATATCGGTAACATTCCATGTATGGAAGAGTTGGTAATACCAATTCAAAGAGTGTTGCGTGACGAGTTTGGTATTCAATGCGAATTAAAAACTATGTCTGAAGTATTTGATTGTGAAGTTAGATCTCATGGTGAATTTGTAACTTGTATTGATCTTAATAATGGTGATATGGTTCACTTTTGCCATGAAGTTGTTAATGTTAGACAGTGTGGATCTCAACAGGATTATGACTTAAAACAGAGAGCAGTTCGATTTAACGAACGTGCATATGTGTATCGTTGGGATAATACCAGAGAAATAGATCATGTTAAATTTGTATTTTGATAAGGTAAATGATCTTCCATACATTTACATCCAAAACTTCTACAGTGAGGAAGATCTAAATCGCATCTTGAAGGAACTATTATTTCTTCAAGATATTGATAGATACAAAGAACCAACACATCCTGATGGTCCTGGAACTGCAATGAAAGATGGTAAATCACTTAAACGTGGCAAGGGATTACACTTAGATGTTGTGTATAATGAAAGAGAATCTTCTGACATTCTGAGAATCAATCGAAAGTTATTTGCGAAAGAAACTACAGAGCAACTAGAATATCATCATCCATTGTTTAGATATGTCAGAAGATCTAACAGAGACAATACAAAGATACATTATTTTTCTGATGGTGATTACTACAGTTCACACGTTGATGACTGTGTGATTACTGCTATTAGTTGGTTCTACGAAACACCCAAACAGTTTACTGGTGGTGATTTGATACTAGAACACCAGATAGAAATCCCTTGTCTAAATAACTCGATGGTCATATTTCCATCGATTATGTGGCATGAAGTTACACCTGTTTCGGGCACAGGTAGATATTCTATGAGTCAATTCTTGGAGATGTGATGCAAATTATTCAATTTGAAAATGAACCCAAGAGAACACCATTTGCTCCTGAGTTCAACTATTTCATGTATGAATCTACTGAGGACATGAAGAATCTCAGAGATATTGTGCTAGAGATGGAAGATAGTGTCATTCACACTCTTCCATTTACTTCTGACTGGAATACTGGTCTAGGTGAGAATAGTATGACATCTAGATCTGATGGATATAATCTATTGAAATGGCAGGAATGTCATTTCTTGAAAGAGATTATCAGGACAGCACATGATAACTTTATCACTGAATTAGGACATGAATGGGAGAATGTGATCTACATTCAATGCTGGGGTAATGTATTGCGTAAGGGTCAGCATTTGAAGCAACATCAACACTGGACTAGTCCATACACATATATTGGTGGACATATATGTTTGGGAGATTATGACACCCAGACACATTATGTTAACCCATATACACAGCAAACATATTCATCAAAGAATGAAAATGGAAAGATTACTTTGTTCCCTAATTGGTTAGAACACTATACAAATCCTTATATGGATAACGGTGTTAGAGTTAGTGTTGCATTTGATATTATTACAGAAGTAGTATATAATGAGGACATCTTTGATAACAGAAAGGATCACTGGGTGGCAATATGAAACTATCTGATATCAAAGATGGCATCGATCTTATCATCGGTGATACTCCATTGTTATATGATCTGAGTGTAACAACTCCGCCCCCTTTGTTAGTGGCACAAAGAGCACAAGATAATTACAACAAAGGTATGCCTCAATCATACGGGCAATCTTATAGAATTATTGATAGTTGTAAGTCAATTATTGTATGGAACATTTACAGTAAAGTTGCATATGATTATACTTACAAAAATCATTTCTTACCTGCCATTATCGACTATCTAAATTTGCACTGGGGTGCATATGGATATAGATTTGGATATGATAATTATGTGCTCAATAGAAAACAGTTTGCCATCAGATCTGGTGCTGCTAAGTTAGCAAAAACTTCTCTTGCATTTCATGAGAAGTTTGGTATGAATTATAAAATTGATTTAATTCTGACTGACGCTGAGTTTGATGAAACAACTGTAGTTGAGGGCGAACCTCATTATGAAAACTGTATAGGTTGTGATGCACCTTGCGAGTCTAATTGTCCTGTTGGATGCACAATGAACTTTAATCTTGTAGACTGGGAAAAGTGTGCTAACTTTGTAGATGTCCCTGAAGCATTTGTAGACCTAGATAGTATTTGCAGAATATGTCAAACCAGTTGTCCATATTCTGAAGAATTAAAACAACAAATTGATCCTAAGTTCGGAGAACGATTACATGCCTGAATTACATAGATGGAGCACTCCTAAGAAACCTCTTAATTATTTTGCTCCACAATATGACATCTCTGTTTGGCAAGATGATGTATCTGAACAACTTACAGATGACCTGCTGAATATTGTTCTTGAAAAAGAAAAAGAAGGTGTCTTTGACAATCATCAATGGGAACACTATAATGTATTCTCATGGAACTACAAAGTGATTGATACTTTCAAAGAAATTATCAAAGTATCTTATCATGAGTTCTGTAAGCAACTTGACATCACACCTCAGGAGAATGTATCTATTAGAGGATGGGTTTATCCTCAGAAGTATCCTATGAATATTGGTAGGCATACTCATGCAATGCACGAAAATTCTTTCTTGAGTGGATCACTCTATCTCACGACACATTTGACTTGCACTGACTATGACATCCCCTATGTTGGTGAGATTGGATTTCAAACTAAGAAAGGTAAGATGACATTGTTCCCATCATGTTTGCCACATAAAGTAAATGGTATCAGAGATTTTGATCCAGATCGATATGTCATTGCATGGGACATGATCACAGAAACTGGTATGAACTTTTTTAGATTGAAGGGTGGTGAAAATGATCCTTTGAATTTGGTAGTTGATCTATGAATCAGGACTTATTGAAGAATAATTATCTGATTGTCAAAAACTTTCTGCATGAAGATACAGCATCTGATCTTTATCGTGAGTTAGTAGACAACGGACAGCAAGAATTACACTTCGTTAATGATGATTTCCATGGTCCATGTTACAACTATCAATCTCCTCAAGCGGGTAAAGAGTTTTTATACTATTTCACGAGAGATATGTCGGACATTGCTCAAGAGCGATTGTTCCCTACTTATGCTTATCTGAGATTGTATAAAAAAGATTCATTTTTAATTGCACACACCGATCGTCCAGCGTGTGAAATATCTGTAACTATACATTTAGGATCAGATCAAGAATGGTCATTAGGACTCAGAAACTATATCACACAGGAACAATATAAAGTTGATCTTGAACCTGGGGATGCTGTAGTTTATCTGGGTTGTGTTACACCACACTGGAGAGTTGGTAACTATCAAGGAGAAAACTTTGGACAGATGTTCTTACATTATGTGAGAAGTCGTGGTCCATTAGCATATTGTGCCAACGATATTGATCGCACTAAACCTGACGGTCAATGGGAAGATAGGTTG